CAAAAAACAATCCTCTTTTTAGGTTTTTATTGAAACTTTTTTTGAGGAAAAAGAAGAACTGCTTATCCCGAATTGGAGTTTTGATTTTTTATAATAAAAAACTATATTAAATTAAGAAGAAACTCGAAAAGATGTTGCAAGTATAAATGTGTCACGTAAAATTCGTATTTTTGCCTTATAAATTTTTGAAGCAATCAGATCATTAGGAAAAATAATACAATGGATAGTAGGTATAGTACTTAGTCTTTACCTACTTATCCTATTTGTAATTAACTTCTCTCCTACCCAACGCATCATAGCAAATGCCATCCAAAATGCATTGTCGGAGAAGTTACACACTACGGTAACTATTGGTAATATCAACATCGGATTATTTAACCGTGTCATCATTAAAGATCTAAACATAAAGGACCAAAGTCAGCAACTCTTGCTTGGATGCGATTTGGCAACAACTAAATTTGAAATCAAACCTCTATTATGGGGGGAAATCTCCCTAAGAACGGTGTCGCTCTTAGATGCGAACATACAACTCTATAAGAAAGCGGCAAACTCCCCCACGAATTTCCAATTCATCATCGATGCACTGAAATCAAAAGAAGAGAAAAAAGAAGAAGCACTAAATCTTCGCATCAACAGTGTTATCTTGCGTCGTGTCAATGTCACTTGGAATGAATGGTACAAAGCACAGAGTCCAGGAAAAATTAATTTTTCACACCTTTCGATAAGAGATATTAGTTCCAATATCAGTTTAAAACGCCTTACGCCGGACAGTATCAATCTCCGCGTGCGTGCTCTTTCCTTTAAAGAACAGAGCGGATTAGACATTAAAAAACTAACGTTCCGCCTTATTGCCAACCATCATAAAGCTATACTGACAAACTTCGATTTACGACTATCAAATTCTTATATAAATCAAAGCCGTATTGTTTTTACATATGATGATAGCTCAATACAAACGCTAGGATATACCCTTACATGCCGAGGTGCCATAGATCAGGCCCAACTATCAACTGAAGACTTTTCATTTGCCATCCCACAGTTCAAAGGACTTAAAGAAACTCTTTCTTTAGCAACCTATTACTCTATAAATAACAACAGGTTAAGCTTCAACAACATTCAAATAAAAAACAAAAATGAGCATCTAAATCTATTAGCTTCCTTTACACTAAACAGAACGAATGGAAAAATTAATGATTTAGCACTTAACATCCATCAATTCTCACTAACACAGAGACTTGGGCAGAGACTCTTCATGCATTTCAGTCACAAAGAAACACCTGCCATCTTTTCTCGGGTAGGTAACATTGATTACTCTGGCATTATACGAATAAAACTCGGTAAATCCTATTCGGCTAAAGGCTTATTGAAGACTGGCGTAGGGAGTTTCAACGAAGCGTTAACTTATAAAGACGAACGATTATCAGGGAGCGTTAAAGGGAAAGCTTTCGCATTGGCAGAAATCGTCGGAAAGAAAGACCTACCTTCTCAAATCACATTCAATCTTCAAGGAGAAATTTTACTAAATAAGCGGACACCCAAAAGCAATGCTAATATTAGTATAGAGAAGTTTGAACTTAAAAACTATCTCTACCACGGCATTACAAGTCAGTTAAAACTAGCAAATAAATATTTTGAATTAAGCCTAAAATCAACAGATCCCAATATGTTGCTGGGAGTAAATATAGAAGGTAATCTCAAAAAGTTAACTCCTTACAATATTCGCGTAAAGGCAGACATTCATAAACTGAATCCAGCATCTCTACATCTGACACAACATTTTGGGAAAGCCAGCTTTGCCACTTCGCTTGAAGGTACATTGAAAGATTTAAACTTACAAAATCCTATTGCTCAAGTAAAAATACGAAATTTCAGCATGTTTGACAATGATTCCACCTATCAGTGTCAGCAACTAAATATATCCACAACAACACAGTCTTTACACCTAAGAAGCGACTTTGCAGATGCAGATATACAAGGACCGATGGATTTACAAAAGCTCAAAAAGAGTATTTTCCATATTTTAGCAAAATCTGTTCGAGGGCTTATAGAATTGACAGACAAAGGAAAAGGAGAGAAATGGGCATTTAATGTACAAGTAAAGAAAACAGATATTCTTCGCCGACTCCTTAATATCCCCATCTACATTTCAAATGTTGCAACACTCCGAGGTTACATTAATCACGAGAGCAATGCAACATCCATAACATTTGATACAAAAGACGTCATATATGACGGACTAGAATTAAAAGATATAAGTCTGTATTTCAACAGTAAAGAAGATAGCGCTAAACTATTACTACAAGCAAAGAAAACCTTTGAAGAAACCAATATTCAAGTGGTAATTGACGGAAAAGCAGAAAAAGGAAAGATGCTGACAAATATCTATTGGAACGAATATATAAATCATGAAATTGGAGGTTCACTAAAGTTCACTACCAATTTCTCAAACGAGGGAAAGCTTATTAACATAGATATTCATCCTACAAACTTTCACATAGGAGATAGTATCTGGGATATTGATAGAGGACAACTTACTTATACGCGTCAGAATCTTGACATTAGAGCTTTTTCAATAAGACATAGCGATCAAAAATTAAACATCTTTGGAAAACTATCTTCTAATCCGGAGGATTCTATCTACGCTCAACTACAAAAAATAGATGTAGCTTACGTTATGAATCTTGTGGACTTCCACGCAGTAGACTTTGCCGGAAAAGCATCAGGAACAGCAAGTATTTCTCACGATCAAAGAGGTAACCAACTTTCTGCAGATTTATACATCCCCGACTTCCATCTAAATGATGAATTTCTCGGCAAATTACATCTTCAAGGAGGGTTTGATTTTCCTAATAAACAAATCAATCTTAATGGAGATATTGTTGAAGGAGATACAGCAAGAACAAAAGTAAAAGGATACGTTAATCTACATCACAAACAATTACAACTGGATATAAATAGTAAGAAAACGAACTTAGTATTTCTGAATCGCTACATCAGTGATATCTTTGATAATTTTCAAGGTAGAGGAACGGGACATTGCCGCATCTTTGGGCCGCTCAAACAATTAGATTTTGAGGGAGAAATAGATGCGTGGGCAAGAGCAAAAATACATGCAACAGGAGCATCATATCTTGTAAATAATGGACATGTAACAATTCAACCAGGCATCTTCTCCTTCCACAACTTTACGGTTTCTGATGAAAAAGATGGAGACGGAACGGTGAATGGTACTCTACAACATACGCACCTAAAGAATTTGCGCTACAACTTTGATGTAGAAGCAAAACGGTTACTTGTTTTAAACCAACCTCCCAATGTAGACCTACCCTTCTACGCGACAGCTTATGGAACAGGACACATGGCACTGAAAGGCGCTCCTAATAATTTGCAAATAGATCTGAACATGCATCCAGAAAAAGGAACTGTCTTTACTTACACAGTCAATAGTCCTGATAATTTTACCAATGTGCCCTTCATCAGATTTGCAGAGCGCAATGATAGTGTACAATCCTCTTCGCGGTTGTCGTTCGAAAAACAAAAACCAACAAAAGCACCTAAAGACAGCACAGAGAGCAGTTCTACCAACATCCGTATGAATATGCTTTTCGACGTCACACCTGATGCAACAATCAAGGTTGTCATGGACGAAAAAACAGGTGATGCCATTACTGTACATGGAAATGGTCCGATACGTGTCAACTATTATAATAAAGGTAATTTTAACATGTATGGAACATATACTGTTGAGAATGGAACTTATAAAATGAGTATCCAAAATGTCATACGGAAAGACTTTTCTTTTACTCAAGGCAGTAGAATAATCTTCAACGGTGATCCGTATCAGGGCGACTTAAATATGCAAGCTGTATATGCCATCAACTCAGCTTCACTTGCCGACTTAAATATCGGAAGAAATTTCAGTACAAATACTACGCGTGTAAATTGTTTATTGAATTTCCATGGCAAAGTACAGAACCCAGAAGTAAACTTTGATCTTGATTTACCAAATGTAAATGAAGACGAGAAGCAGATGGTGAGACATCTTATCGCAACAGAAGAAGATATGAACATGCAAATCATTTATCTTCTTGGGGTTGGCAGATTCTACGCTCCAAACTACTCGCAAACTGCAACAAACAGCAATGAAACGCAAACAGGAGCAGCAATGAAATCATTTCTATCATCCACTCTTTCAAACCAACTTAATAGCATCATTTCCAGCGTCATGAATAGTTCAAAATGGACTTTTGGTGCAAATCTATCAACAGGATCTTTAGGTACTAATACGATGGAAATAGAGGGGCTATTAAGTGGACGTCTGCTCAATAATCGCCTACTTATCAACGGCAACTTTGGTTACCGAGATAACACCTATAACACAACGAACTTTGTGGGTGACTTTGATGCACAATATATCCTAACCAAAGGAGGAGGCGTGAGTCTGAAAGCATACAGTGAAACTAACGATAGATACTTTACTCGCTCTACACTTACTACACAAGGAATTGGAATTTTGCTTAAACGCAATTTTAATAAAGTAGGAGAACTCTTTCGCTGGTTGAGACCTTCACGTTCACAAAGAAAAGGAAACATTAGCACTCACAATTAAATTATGCCGTAGAAAAGCGGCACTCCTTTATCACTTTTCTTGAACTGATAAATAAGCTACTAGAAAATAATGGAAAATACTACCATTTGTGCCATAGCAACTGCTCCAGAAGGAGCCTTGGGTATTGTACGTGTATCAGGACCTAAGGCTATTAAAATTACAGAACACATCTTTGACCGTCCCTTAATAAATCGCCCAGCGAACTCTATAGTCTTTGGACGCATAATAGACAATGATAGCATATTGGATGAAGTTTTGGTTAGCATCTTTCATGCGCCACACTCCTATTCTGGAGAAAATGCGACGGAGATATCGTGCCACGGTTCTAAATACATACTACAACGCTGCATTGAACTACTCATTCAAGCAGGCTGCGTAATGGCAGAACCTGGAGAATTCACAAAACGTGCCTTCCTCAATGGAAAGATGGATCTTAGTCAAGCAGAAGCAGTAGCGGATTTGATAGCATCGTCAACAAAAGCTACTCACCACTTGGCTATGAGCCAGATGCGAGGAAGCTACAGTACCGCTCTGAAAAAACTTCGAGACAAGTTGTTGCATCTGACATCTTTATTGGAGTTAGAACTGGACTTTTCAGACCATGAAGACCTAGAATTCGCAGATCGAATAGAACTCACCAATATCGCCACAGACATCAATGAACACATAACTCACCTGTTAAAAAGTTTCCGTTTAGGAAATGCCATAAAAAATGGTATACCTGTAGCTATCGTAGGACAGACTAATGCTGGTAAGTCTACAATCTTGAATGCACTAGTAGGAGAAGAGAAAGCCATTGTCAGCGATATTCATGGAACTACGCGAGACATTATTGAAGACGTTGTAAACATCGAAGGAATTCCATTCAGATTCATTGATACTGCTGGTCTACGCAGTACTACAGATACAATAGAACGCTTAGGAATTGAACGAAGTTATATCCAACTAGAAAAGGCCGACATCGTACTATGGGTTATAGATGCGTTACTTCTTGAAAATGATGTTCAAGATTTATCTGAACAAATTCTCCCTCATTGTGAGAATAAGCAATTGGTATTAGTCATCAACAAATGCGACTTAGTAGCTGACACTCCACAAGGTGAAGCGAAGATTAAAGAAAGCGTAGAGAAATTACTCAGAAGCTGTCCCAAAGACACTCGTAAAATTATGATAAGTGCTCATCAAACGAAAGATATTTCCCGCCTTCAAAACATTTTCCCTACACTCATTGACCGCACCAAGATAGAAGGGGCCTCCTCGTCCGTTATCGTGACAAATCTTCGCCACTACGAAGCTTTTAATCGTGCACAAAAATCTATTGCGCAAGCTATTTCCGCCCTCAATCTTAGTTTGTCGGGGGAACTTATCAGTGAAGATTTGCGCGACTGTATTCGCGCGCTCTCTGAGATTGTTGGAGAAGTAAACACTCAAGATGTCCTTTCCAATATATTTTCCAAGTTTTGTGTGGGAAAGTAAGTTTATATTTTAACAAATCAAGTCAAGTATAAAACGGGTGTAACCATTGAGAAACAAGGCTTTATAAATCAATGTTTTGAGGTTTATGAAAAAAGTTTTGTTATTTCGCAATAATTACACCCGTTTTGTCGTTATTTTGTTGTTCCTTTGTTGCTCTCAATCTCAGAGCAACAAAAACAACAACAGAGAGCAACAAACCAAAACGACAGCAGTATGGAGAAATCAAAAGAACCAATCAGGCTCAGACAGAGGAAAACGCCCAACGGCTTGACCTCTCTCTACCTTGACATTTATCTGAACGGCAAAAGGTCTTATGAGTATCTGCGCCTCTACCTCGTTCCTGAAAAGACCCGTGAAGACAAGAAGAAGAACAAAGAGACGCTGCAGCTTGCCGAGGCTATCAGGGCGAAGCGTGTTGTCGAACTCAGAAACGGGGAGTTCGGCTTCAAGAGTGATTACGCCGAGGACACGCTGTTCTTCGACTATTATGAAAAGTTATGTGAGAAGCGTTTTCACGCCCCTGACAACAAATCGAATTGGGGAAACTGGCGTTCGTGTCTGAAACATCTTGAAAAGTATGAGCCGAACCGAAAAATCACGTTTGCCGAAATAACTACAGAATGGGTTCAGGGCTTCAAAGAGTATTTAGAGAATGAAGCGTGTGCGTGGGGCAATGACTACCGAGACCGCATCAAAGACCATAAACTTTCAAGAAACTCAAAACTGAGTTATTTCAACAAGTTGCGGGCGTGTCTCAATCAGGCATTTGATGAAAGAATTATCAGGAATAATCCAATGCGTGGCGTTGAGAATTTCAAGGCAGAGGAAGGCACGCGCATGTACCTTACAATAGATGAAGTGAAGAAGCTCGCCGAGACAGAATGTGAATACCCAAAAATCAAACGGGCTTTTCTGTTTTCATGCCTGACGGGTCTCAGACGGTCAGACATCTTGAAAATGACGTGGGCAGAGGTTCAAGAACAGTCAGGCTTTACCCGCATCATCTTCCGTCAGAAGAAAACGGGCGGTCAGGAATACCTCGACATAACACCTCAGGCGGCTGAACTTATGGGAGAGAGGGGAAAGCCAAACGAACCTGTCTTCACAGACATTCACAGCCCGTCTTGCACGAATGAGGCAATAAAGCGGTGGGTGCTCAGGGCGGGCATAAAGAAAGAGATAACTTTTCATTGCGCCCGTCATACGTTTGCGGTCATGATGCTTGACCTCGGAACGGACATTTACACAGTCTCAAAATTGTTGGGACATCGTGAACTGAACACAACTCAGATATACGCCAAGGTTCTTGACAAGAACAAACAGGCGGCTGTTTCAAACATACCGACAATACTCCCCCTGGCTGAAAAGCCTGACGGAGATAAATGACATAGAGCGGCGCAAAGGGTTATTTCTTTCCCTCTGTGCCGCTTTTGTCTTTCTTATATAAAAGTATATCTCCTCGCCCTGTCAAGAGCCATGTGGCTGAAACGCCGTAGTCATTGACAAGGTATGTGAGCCACGCCGCCTGAAAGATGTCCCGTGAGGGGTCTTTCTCTAACGTGTTCATGTTCCAACGGTTTATTTCATGCGCCCGTGTGAACGTCTGTTTTCCCCTGATTATCTTTTCATCTTTGAGATAGCGCAGAGCCTCAAAGAAACGCTTTATTACCTTTTGGCTGTCTTCTGTCTGCATTGTTCTTCTGATATTAAATTAGCGGCTCTGAACCTTTCATTTATTTCTTTCTCACGCTCTGTCAGGCGTTCTTGCCAACGGCTCTCTGCGTCAGGCGTGAACACAGGCTTTCTCCCCTCTTTGACGGCGGTCTCAAACTCTCTGACCTCTTCTCCTGACATATATGGTATATACTTGTCAAGGTCTAAAAGAGCCTGAACGTGGTTCATCGTCTCACGTTGAAGAGAGAAGAGTTTGCCGATTTCAAGCATTTCTCCCGTGCCGAAGAGAAACCAACGGGCGTTTATCTCAGGCAGCTTTTCAAGAACTGTCAGAATTGGCTGCACACCGAAATTCTCGCCTCTCAACATCTTTGACAGATACTGTGGCGACCACCCCATAAGCTC